CTGATAACAAGCTTAACGCTAACATTTGATGATTGTGCTTCAAACGTCAACACCGCTTGTCCTGTCGTTATTGTGATATCTGTCGGAGTCAATCCGTATTTGTCAGCATAAACATCATACATTGCCGTTGTCGTTATAGCTGCGTTTGAAAATGTCAATGATGTGCTTCCGGCTGATAATGTTGCTGTTAAAACCGTTGCGGAATCGCCCGAAACAGAATAAACCGTTCCACCGATATTAATCTTTGTCAATGAATCGCTCGAAACTTCAACGGGATTTGCTTCAACTTCCACGATGTCATTGTCTTGGAGATAATCTTCAATACTTTCAATCGCTTCGTCATATCCGTCAAGAGCTTCAGCCGTGATCGGAGTGTCTTCGCTTGGTAGATTTTCCCATCCGTCTGGATAAGGCTTTTGAAAAACTGGTGTGTAACTCATTTTTACTCTCCTCTTACACAATAATCATTTGGCTGAACAAAATCAGCCTGTTGCTCTGTTGTCATTTGCGAATTGTATGCGACATCATACCATGCAAATGCTTTTGAATTTTCCGCAAGATATCTATTGTCAAAATACGCATGATAACCATTACCGAAGCCAAAATTCAAAAAGAAATCTTCGTTCTCGTTGAACTTGCCTTCCTTATACATTACATTCCCAGCTCCGTTGTTCATTACGTTTCCACGTTGTTTTTGCGGAATCATGTCAAAGAATCTCACGTTGTAATCGCTTGTCTCTTGTGGTCTGACAGCAATCCTCAACGTGTCCGATGATTCGACTCGGATTCCTTGTCCGCTGTTCACATTGAGCAAAGGCACATCAACCCACGATGGGAGTGTAACTTCATCCCATGACGAGCCTGTCAATGTGTCGTAAATGTGCAATGAGCCAGCTCCAGAGCCTTCCTTGTCGGTATATTGACCGAATAAAACCATCACTCTGTCATCACGTATACACATATCAAGTCTGTCGTTCGTTCCATAATCTGCATAATACCGATAACCAAACAAAATTGTTTCATTCCATGTTGCTCCGCCATCCATAGACATACAAGCCATGCATTGATTGTAATGTTGTTGATTATCGAAGCGATAACAAAGGATTGTTGAATAAAACAACCTTGAGCCTTGCTGACAGACTCTCATTTTTTCCGCTGATCCAAAATGCGGATGCATATCAAGTGAAGGAACAGGATCAGAAAGAAGAATTGTTGAGCCATCAGCGTGCAATTCATACACAAACAATTGCCAACGAAGTCCGCTTCCGCTTCCGCTCTGAACATCTTTTCCGACAATGCAACCATCCTCAATATTTCCCATGTAACGCAAATCTGTTGACCATGTAATTGTCGGCTCTGTTATAATTGCTTGACTATATTCAATGCTCCATTCTTCCGTGTCTTCGTCTTTCACGAAATGCCATGTTTCAACGTGCTTTCTATCTCCGCCACCATGCCAATAATCATCAGCATACGTTGTAACAATTGTGTTATCATATCCGAACTTAAATGCGTTGAAAACATCACCCTTTACAACCGTTCCACCGCTCCACGGTATACGATGCCAGACAATGCCATCTTCTGTGACAAGAATAATATTTGTGCTTGCTGACAAGTATTGCCAAACGACCGTAATTGTATCAAGTTGAAACATTTGTGACATCCAGTTATAACCATGACTTGCAGCCAAACCATAACTGAACTGTCTATCACAATCAATCCATCCAATTCTATTATAATCGGAACTTACCAACAAAGCGTGATTCGGATATTTTACCCAGACAAGCTCATCATCAATATCTTCTGTCTTGCACCACATTGCGTTGTGATATATGTCATCATAAATAACATCACGATGGTCATGCGTTCTGAAAAACAATCTCGATGATTGTGCTTGTGTTTCTCTCAATCTTGGCTTCATTGTATAATCACACCACCTTGTATAACATACATCGTGTTGGCAGCTCTGACACTTGGCAATGTGTAAACACTAACAATTGTGAAGCCTGTCGGAGTCTCCATCTCGTTGACTTGTTCAGATACTTGGTCAATCGTTTCGGCCTGCGTGAAGTAGTCTTCTGTCAGAATCTCGTCAACTTCATTCTTTGTATAATATTTGTCGGGATCAAGTCCGCCACCACCGCCACCGCTTTGCTTGATTGTGTCAATCTGTGTCTGCAAGTCTGTGATGAACAAGCTTTGATTCTCTTCACCTCTTGCCGTGAATGTATCTCTCAAGAATTGCGTTCCTGTGAATGTTCTGGACATGATCAAGAAGATTGTGACATCATATCCGCCACCTTCTGTCATGTCCACGTTGACAGGATATTCAATCACATCGCCAACCTCAAGAAACGGCAATCCATCGCCTTTAATATTGCATGGATGAAACGTGACTTGCTTTAATTTCTGCAATATGCCCGATGCGATCTCATGCAAAGCAAAGACAGATAAATTCTTCGCCCACATATTCGCTTGAATAATATATTTATTATTTCCAGAACCTTCTGTTGCTCCAAGCTCTGATTCACTCGGTCTGATTTGAACTTTTGTGACAGGGTTGACAAAGTATTCTTGATATTTCATTGACTCATAATAAGCAATGGAATACTTATTGCCACCTGATGCGCCACTCGGAAAAACTCTTAAGCCAGGATAAGTCTGCGATGATGGATAAAGACCTTCAGTTGCACTTTTAACAAACCGGAATTCAAACTTCCCATATCTGTTAATGATTCCGCAACAGCCGTTTATTTGACAAAGAGCCTTCAAGCAAGTTAAGCCGTTGAGCGTTCTTGGTGAATACTCTTTCGCAATACTTATATTATCCGCAGGAAGTGAAACAGGATCATAAGTCAAATTTAGATATGTCAGCAGAGACTCTCTCACCTGCTTCAAAGTCATTGGAAACATTAAGCTGTTATACCATGCTGTGACATCAAGTTCTGATATCGAATACAACCTGTCATATGCCGTGATCTTCTTCACAAGTGATGGAGTCTGAATCTCGACCGAATCAACAACACCGTCAAAAAGCGGAATGTCATCAATCTGAACTGTCATTCTCTTTCCTTTGACATCTTGTTCAATGTCGTATAACGATATTTGACAACATGACGCAATGCATCCGACAAATTCAAGCGAATCATTGTCGCATAAACTCTCGGTCAATCGGAAAGATTCTTTGACGATCCCGCTGTTCGTATATGTCAGATTAAGTGTCGGGAATCTTACAATCCATGTAAATTGTGCATTATCAGACAAATATTTGTCTTTATCTAATATATCAATCATGCTCTTGCTTCCTTAATTGTGACCGTGAATGCTTCGTTCTTTGAATCCGCCATGTTCGGAAGATCATTTTTCGGTGCAAATTCGTAATAAAACTTTTTGTTATAGATTGCACCTTTATTTGTGCAAAAAGCATCCATTTCAATATAATTTTGCCCCGTTGTCGTTTTTGCCTTTGTCAGAACGGTCAAAAAATCCTCATAATCTGCGATGCTCTTAAACAACAAATCGAATGTGCCTTCAACTCTGTTTCGAAGCAACTTTCTATGTATGTCATAGTTTGAATCCGTCCATTCTTCGAACTCTTCCAAAACATTCACGTTGTATGATCCCATCGGAATATGTCTCGATAGATTATAAGTTTTTGTCACATTGTTTTCTTTGTACTTAATATCAATCAAATTTCCCTGTGTCATGATTTATGCTCCTGTCAATGGTGAATATCCGTTTGCTTTGTAAAACTGTGTATTTTCTTGTCTTACAACTCGAAATATCTCGGCTGCGTCACCTTGCAAAATGACATTGACGGTTTGTCCGCCAACAGCCTGTGACATCATATCAATCAATTTGTCTGTTCCGACAATCGTTTCGCTTCCAGCTTCGCCACCACCGAGAAGTGATCCGCCCTGTTGACCGAATATTGTTGCACCGTTCAAAATGTAAGCGTCATCCATTGCCTTTTTATACCACTTGACATTGAAGCTCGGAGCCTTTGGCGGATTCAATGAAAAACTTCCGCTTATCGTGATGTGTGGCATTTTCAGTTTCGGTGTCGGCAAAGGAGCACCGACAATCGCTTTGATCGCTTCCCAAATGCTCGAAATGGTATCTTTCAAAGATGTGAATTTCTGTTTTAATACCTCGAAGCCTTTTGTGATGTTCTCAATGTCCTTTGTCACTTCATCTTTGATTGCTGTCCATACATTAATGAAGAAATTCTTCAAGACTTCCAATCCCGCCTTGATTTCGTCTTGATGCTGTTTCAATGTCTGGAATATCAAAACCAAAGCTGCAATGACTCCAATCACCGCAAGAATGACAGGAATCATCGGAGCTAATGCACCAGCGGTCAACAACGGCAATATTTGAGCCAATGTCGCAACGATACTCAAAAGCGGACTCAACGCAGCTACAACAGCAAGAATCGTCATGACGATTTTGACCGTCTCTGGATTCATCTCTGACAATTTAGATGTTATATTTGTTATCACTTCCGCCAAGTCTTTCAACAATGGTGTCAACGCTTCCGCAATCTGTGCTCCAGCTTGTAGCAAATCCATTCCGACCGTTGCTTTCAATTCGTCAAGCTTGTCATTGAACTCGTTTGCTCTTTGCAAGTCTTCGTCAGAAATAATCAAACCTTTTTGTTCAGCTTGTTGCGACAACTCTCGGAAAGCCTGTCCACCGTCATCAATATAACCAGCAAGCTCGTCAGCTGATTTTCCGAACAAGTCCATTGCGATTTTGTCTCGTTCAACTTCGTTTTCTATCTTTGACAAAACTGCAACAGTATTCATGAAGATTGACTCCATGTCTCTGTATTGTCCGTTTGCATCACGAACAGCGACTCCCATTGAAACAAGAGTATCTTCGTTTTTGTCGAGTCCTTTTTTCAGTTTTGCAACAGCTTTGACAGCCGTTTCCATGTCAACATCAATCAAGTCTGAAGCATATTGCATCTTCTGGATTGTATCTGTTGCAATTCCTGTTTGTTTTGATAGCGTGTTTATTTCGTCCGCTGTTTCACCAGCTTTGACAGCCATGCCAGCCAAACCAGCAAGAGCCGCCCCCGCTGCCTTTGACAAAGGCTTCGTTGCATCAGCTGCCTTTTTCGCTTTTTGTGCAACCTTATCGAAACCAGATGCAACCTTGACAATTTGTTCATCCGTCTTCTTTGCTTCTTCTGTAAGCTTCTTTTGCTCTTGTTCACATTCAGCAATTTCTCGCTCTAATGCCATGTAATCATCAGACATTGTGTCGATGCCAGCATCTTTCATTTGCTGTTGAGCGTCTCGAAGTTTCTGAAGCTTTTCAGCGACATTTTCTGTTTGTCTTCCAAGCAATTCTTGTTTTTGTGCAAGAAGCTCGATGTTTTTCGGATCAAGCTTGAGAAGTTTGTCAACATCCTTCAATTGATTCTGTGTGTCTTTTATGGTCTTGTTGACATCTTTCAAACTGTCTTGCAATTTGGTAGTGTTGCCATCGATCTCGATTGTTATTCCTTTGATTCTATTACTTGCCATATTTATTCACCTAAAATTTGTCGAAGTCTTCTTGACTCGCAATTTGCTGATATCCATCATATGAATCATTGTTTGATTCAATTATCATGTCCGTGATGAAACCTTCGTCCAGCATCTCCATTTCATTCAAAGACAATCCAATTTGTTTGGCTCGGAGAATATACAGAGCCGTGTTCATTTCTCGGTCTATTCTCCGTCCTCTTTTTTTGGCTCGGATGTGCTCTTCTTCGTTCCGTAATATGCCGAAATGATATCCGCCCAAATCTGGATTGAATTGCTCGAATCAAATTGCTCTATCCAATTAAAGAACGACTCCTCTGTCAGAGTGTTCATATTTGCCCCTGTCGCACTCATATTCATGATATAAGCGAGCTTATCAATGCAAGTGAAGTCCGCATCGTCTCCAATGCTTGAATCGCCTACATTGACCAATTTCGAGATGTCTTTCATCAGCTCTCGTCCTGTGAACTGTCTATATCTGTATTGCGTCAAGCCGTTTGACATGAATCCCATCTCTTTGTGACTTCCGTCCGCCATTGTCATATTTATTGTTGTAAACATTTTTTCTCCTTTAAATAGAAAAATGGGCAAACTCCCGAAAAAGAAGCTTGCCCATATCCGCTTGTTATTTGTTTCTTATGGTGTAACTGTCGGCTGATATACAGCTGTGTTCCATGTTGCGTATGTCGCAGCGGAAGCTCCGCTGTTGAGACATTTGCCTTTTACAACATTTGCATTAAGTGACGCATTGAAAACGCTTGCACATGAAAGATTCAATGTCTCGGTCTGTACCTCTGTTGAATCTTCTTTTGTTGCTCCAGCGATTGTCGGTCTGGAAGCCGTACAATTATACATAACGTGTCTTGTGCTGCTGTCATCGCCTTCGAACTGAAAGAGTAATGCAAAAGGCTGTGTCGGAGCGTCTGTCACTTCCGCAAGAATGCCGTTGTCATCCTCTATCTCGCCAAGAATGTCTTTTTTGAATGAATCGGGAATCAAAGCGATTTCCAAATCTCCTTCATATCCGCTGTTGTTGCTAACGATATAATATTTTATATTGTCAGCATAAAACGGACTTAATTCACCCTGCGGATCAAGCGACAAATTAACAGCACCTTTTATTGCAACAGGAGTGTCGTAAGTTGCTGCCCCTGTTGATGGATCAATTGTGGCTTTTGCGTAATATACATTACTTAAGCCGTACTTAACTTTATTTGCCATGATTGTCACCTCATATCAATGTGATTTCATACGTGATCTCGTAGACCTCTTCCGAATCAATGTATGCTTCAGATTTATTCCACGGAATCTTCGCTGTGTTCAGAGCCGATTCAATAGCCGACTCCGATGATGTATCTTTATTTTTTGAGTACAAACAAATATTTATATCTTCAACAACATGGAATGTCTGATTGTCTCCGAATTGATTATTCGTGCCTTGCGAATAGTAAACTATAAAAGGCAAAGCCGGAGCTGCGTCTTTCGGGAACATTCGATATGCTACTTTGTCTTTGAATCCTTGAATTGAATCCAAGAGCTGAAATAATTCATCCATAACTTTCAATCGCTTTCGTTATCTCTTCAATCACGGTCTTTTCTGCTTTGTCGGCAGCAGGTTTGATGTGCGGAATACCCGAAACAAATCCACCGCCTACCTTTGCATGACCATTCTCCAGAAGGTGAGTCAATTGATATTTCTGATTGTATACGGTCAATTTGTTTCCATTAATGCCGTTCTTCTCAACTTTCTGCTTCCATCCCTTTGAATATTCGCCTGTTAGCTTTGGAGATGTCTGCTTCAATTGCTTGACAGTTTCTTTGCCAACTTTCGGAAGTGTTTCTTGCAAAGCTTCATCCACTTCCTTGACATATAATGTTAATCTGTCATTGACCGCTTTTTGTAAATCAATCATTTAATCACCTACACGCTTTTGTGTATAAAGTTCGATTCTGCCATCCTTGCGTCTGTATGTCCTATAAACCGAATAAACATTTGAGCCGTATCGCAGATTCTCTTGCCCTTCGTATTCTGTCAGCCATACAACAAATTTGAATTCCGGCTTCAAGCCTTTTTCTCCAGCATCAAAAAACTCTGTCTGACTCACACTTTCAACAAGTGCAAAAACTTCCGTCTCTGATACTGTCTCGACTCTCTGACCGATTGAATCAACTGTGTATGCAATTGTCTGAAGATAAATCTTTTCAGCAATGTTCATATCGTCACCATGTTGTGTAATTTGTTGCCATGCTCAACTGTGCCTTCTGCTCATCATATACTTTCTTGAACTTGTCGCTTCTGCTCTCTTCTCCATGCATCAACTCAAAGTTATACGCACAAAAAGCAATGATTGCCCTAGAAACAAGAGCGTTTGTTGGTTCTGTCGTGACAACTGTTTCGTTATCGACTCCGGCAATGTTTAAATCAACTACCGCTGCCGATATCAATTCGGTCAATTCAGTATCGAAAGTATTTGATGTGATTAAAAGCGCAAGTTTTACTTTGTCGAGCATTTCTTTGTCCTCTTT